CCGGGTCTTACGTGTGGCTGCTGGATGATGATGATGTCTGCGTCTATCCGGCCATGGTCAACGATCTCAAATACCTGGCATGGCTGCACGGCAATCCGCCGGCGTTCATCGTCAAGATGGACCATGGCGAGAATTTGGGTGTGCTGCCGGATGCGGCCCACTGGTGCCAACCGCCACACGAGGGCGGGATCGGCTGCTCCGCCATGATCACCCGGCGCGATGTATGGATGTACTGCCGCCAGGCCTGGGCCTCGGGGCGCTATGCCAGCGACTTCGACTTTATCTCGGCAGTGTGGGCCGCCCATCACGACCGCATCATCTGGCACAACGTGATTGCCAGCCGCTGCCAGCGCATCAGCCGCGGCGAGCCGGAACCGACATTTGCAACGGTGCGACTATGAGCAACGAATACCAGGTGCGAGTCATCACGCCGCCGGTCGTCGAGCCGGTGAGCCTGGCTGAATGCAAGGTGGATCTGCGGGTCGACCACGATGCCGACGATGGCCTGATCGCAGGGCTCATTGTCGCTGCGCGCCAGGAGGCGGAAGAGCTGTCACGGCGGGCGTTTGTCAATCGCACGCTGGAGCTGTCCTTAACTGCCTGGCCATGCGACAACTGCATCCGGCTGCCGTATCCACCGCTGGCCAGCGTGACCAGCATCACCTATTTGAGCTACGCCAACGTGCCGGCCACCATGCCCACCGGCGATTACATCGTGGTAACGGACATCGAGCCGGGCCTGATTACGCTGGCCTATGCCAAGGCGTGGCCGGCGGAGCAGCTGCGCACGGTGGCGCCCATCCGGGTGCGCTACGTGGCCGGCTACGGGGCTACGGCTGTCAGTGTGCCGGAACGCTACAAGGCCCTGATCCGCAGCCTGGTGGCCATCCGCTACGAGAATCGCGATGAGATGACACCGGCGGCCGAGCGGCAGCTGGTCAACATCCGCGCGGCGCTACAAATGGAGTGGGGGTGGTAGGGTGATCGCCAAGCTGCGCCACCGCATCACCATTCAGCAGCCAACCATCACGCGCGGCGACCGCGGCGCGGAGGTGCTGGCCTGGAACGATGTGGCGGTGGTCTATGCCGACATCCGCACGGTGGGCGGCCAGGAGCAGGTACTGGCCTCGCAGTTGGAGGTGGCCACACTGCTGCACACCATCACGATCCGCTACCGCACGGACATCACGCCGAAGATGCGGGTCAAGTGGGGCGGGCGGGTCTTTGGCGTCGAGGCCATTGTCGAGAGCGACAACCGCATGCGGGTGCTCAACCTGTCCTGCCGCGAGCTCGTGGGCGATGCGGAGGTGGCATAGTGCCGAAACGCAAGGGCGCCCGGCGTAAGCTGCAGGTGGAATGGTACGGGGATGACTTCCTGGAGATCGTGCGCGACCACGGCGACGATGCGCTGTTTGCTGCGGGTGAGATTGTGATGCACGCGGCGGAGCGCAGGGCGCCCAGCAAGAGCGGCAAGCTGCGGGGCAGCGGCTATGTGTCGACGGCCAGCCGCTCAACCTACGAGCGGCGCAAATACTGGCGCAAGGAAAAGAAACCGCCCACCAACGGCGCCACCGTGGGCTTTAGTGCCCCACATGCCCACCTGATTGAATCCGGGCGGCGCAAGTCGGGCAAATTCGGGCCGAAGAAGGCCAAGCGCGGCACGCCCAAACGGGCACTGAAGATCGGCGATCGCTTTGTGGGCCGCTCGCGGTTCAAGCGGGTGAGCAGCCATCCTTTCCTGGCGCCTGCGCTCGAAGAGACGAAGACCACGATGGTGCAAGAGCTGGCGCAGACCTATAGAAGTTGGCTGGAGCGGCTGCTGCCGGGGGGGCGAGGATGAAAGCAGGCGACATCATCTACAACACGCTGCTCGCCGATGCGGCGGTCGCTGCGTTGGTGGCTGCCCGTATCTACCCGATTGATGCGCCGCTCGATGTGGATCTACCTGCCTGCTACTACGACGTGCAGCTGGCGGGTGCGGTGGACGGATCTGCGCCCCTGTCCACTGCCCAGATACAAGTAGGCTGTCTCGCACACTCCGAGGCCACGGCGCATTCACTGGCGGCTGCCGCGCATGGCGCGCTCGACGGCCTGACTGGAACCAGCGGGGGCACGTGGCTGCGGGGTGTGCGACAGTTGAATCGCACAGAGAACAGGGATGCAGAAAACAACTTATGGGGAGTCTTGCTGGTGTATGGGGCCAGCGTAACGTTCTAGGAGGCATGGTATGGCAGTCGCAGACATCTTATTGAGCCCGGCCAAAATCTACTACGCGCCGGTAGGGGAGGCCCTTCCCAACCCCAACAGCATCGCTTACGGGGTGGCGTGGGCGGGCAACTGGAAGGACCTCGGGTATACGCTCACGCCGATCACGGTGGGCTTTAACCAGGAGGTTTACAAACTCGAGGTCCAGCAGGTCACGCTGCCTCTGAAGGGGCTCATTACCTCGCAAGAGGTGATGATCGAGACCACGCTGGCGGAGATCACGGCGCAGAACATGGCGCTGGCCTTCGGCGGCACAGTCGCCACGACGGCGGCCGGCACGTCGCAGGTGGCGCTTGAAGAGCTGAAGAGCGGCGGCAGCAGCTCGATCCTGTACTACGCCTGGGGGCTGGAAGGGCTGTACGTGGATGCCAGCAACAACCAGCTGCCGGTGCGTGTGCTTGTGTACAAGGGCAGCGCCACGCTCAACGGCAATCTGAACTTCAGCAAGAGTGAGCCCGTGGGTATTCCGCTGCAGATCACGGCCTGGGCCGATACGACCAAGACCGCCGGCCAGCAGCTGTGGACCTTCCAGAAGACGACGGCGCCGCACACCTAGACCGATAAGGAGTGAGGATGCGAGAAGTAACGATCAAGCTGGGCGAGCGAGAGTTTGTGGTGCCGCAGCTCACGATCCGCAATGAGGCCATATGGCGCCAGCAGGCCGAAGTGGCCCTGGCGCCATTTTGGGAGGCCACCACGCTGATGCAGCTGGACATCAGCCAGCCGAACGACCTGCGCAAGATGATCAGCCAGGTGGGCGCGCTTATGGAGCCCATGGCGGCGCTGGATGCCATCTGCGCCTATGCGCCGCAGCTCGCAGCAGAACGCGAGTGGATCGAAGAGAACACCTATTCTGACGAAGTATTCGGGGCGCTGGTGGGGCTTTTTTTCGGGCAGCTGCGGCAACTGGAACGGCTGCCGCAGGCGTTGAATGGCTCGCTGCCGAAGTCTACCAAGACGATCTGACGGAGCTGATGCTCTCGGAGTATGGTGGCGCCGAGTGGGCGGATGAGCTGGCGCAGATGCAGCTTACGGCGGCCTGGGTGCGGCGCCAGAAGTTTGCCGCCAGGCTGATTGCCAACGAAGTGGGCAAGCTCTTCGGTGGGACGCAGGGCGGCCAGGGCAGCGGCAAGGTCTCAGGGCACGAGCTGCTAGGGATGGCGGGAATAAGTCTGTGAGGATGTAATGCCAGTCAAATTAGCTGATGCAGTTGCCTACCTGACAACCGATGACACTGAGCTCAAGAAAGGCATGGGCTCGGCCGAGAAGACGGTCGAGTCAAGCGGCAATAAATTCGGCTCAGTGCTGCAGGGCGTGGGCATGGCCGTCGGCATGGGCATTGCCGGCATTGCGGCCGATGCTGCCGGCAAGGTCGTCTCCTTTATGGGTGACAGCATCGGCGCGGCCAGCGACCTGGGCGAGACGGTCAGCAAAACGGGCGTGGTCTTCGGCGACAGCAGCGCCGCGGTCCTGGAGTGGTCGCAGAACGCCGCCACCGCGCTAGGGCAAAGCAAGTCGGAGGCACTGGCGGCCGCCAGTACCTTCGGCAATCTGTTTGTCAGCATGGGCATGGCCAAAGATTCGTCGGCCGATATGTCCACCAACCTGGTGGGATTAGCCTCTGACCTGGCGTCATTTAATAACATGGACCCGGCGGAGGTGCTCGACAAGCTCAAGGCGGGGCTGCTGGGCAGTGCCGAGCCTATGCAGAGTTTGGGCGTCAATATGAACGCCGCCATGGTCAGCCAGAAGGCGCTAGAGATGGGGCTGGCTGCCACCACGGATGCCCTGACACCGGCCATGCTGGCCCAGGCCCGCTATGCCATCATCCTGGAGCAGACAGGGACGGCGCAGGGCGATTTTGCCCGCACGTCGGATGGCCTGGCCAATCAGCAGCGCATTGCCGACGCACAGTGGGCTGATCTATCCGCCACGGTGGGCGAGGCGCTGCTGCCGGTCATGACGGCGCTGATTACCACGACCAATCAGATCGTCCAGGAAGTGCTGCCGCCACTCACGGCCTTTGTTAAAGACAACGTGATGCCAGCCATGACAGCCATGGGTGAGACGATCGGCAGCGTGGTGGGCATTGCCCAGGAGTGGTTCGGCAAGCTCAAGGGATCGGTCAATACCGATGCCATTGCGCCCATGAATTTTTTCAAAGGCTGGCTGGATCAGAACATGCCGCGCATCCAGCAGATTGTGCAGACGGTGCTCTCTGCCCTCACCAGCTTTTGGGAGGCGCATGGCAAGAAGATCATGGATGCGCTGCAGACGCTGCTGGGCTGGTTGGAACAGTTCTGGGGCGTGCAGTTCCGCACCATCCTCAACATCGTGCAGGCGGTGCTGCAGCTGCTGACCGGGGATTTCGAGGGCGCCGGGAACACCCTCAAGGGCATCCTCAACGACTGGCGGCTTTTCTTTGAGTCGATTATCAAGACCATCGTCAACGGGATCCGCACCTGGTTCACCTCGATTGATTGGGCGCAGGTGGGGCGTGACATCCTCAACGGCATTGCCAACGGCATTCGGGCCGGAGCGGGGGCGATTACGGATGCGGCGCGCAGCGCGGCCCAGTCCGCCCTCGACGCCGCCAAAAACCTCCTGGGCATCCACTCACCGTCCGCAGTCGCGGCCGAAGAGGTGGGGCAGCCGTTCGCCGAAGGCATCGGCGCAGGCATCCGGGCGAGCCTCGCCGATATGGCGGGTGGGGTCAACACCGGACTGCAGGGTCTTATGGGTGGCATCCAGCAGCCGGCAGCGGCGGCGGCCGGGGGCATCAGCATCACGATTAACGTGAGCGGGGGCGACAGTGCAGGGGTCGGCACGGCTGCCCGTGACGGCGTATTGAGCGCACTCAGATCGGCAGGTCTGCGATGAGCAGCTATCAGATTTACGAGTTTGACGGCGTAGCACTGCCCATTTACAACCCGGAGCAGGATCTAAGCACGGGCACGGTCAACAGCACGCTGCTGGCCAGCGTGGGCGGCACGTTTGACGTCTGGAGCGCCTACCAGCGCACGCCGCGCATGACCAAGCATGCGGTAGGTGGCATCTATGCGGCCGACGATGCGCTGCTGCTGCTCGTGGACCACGCCGGCAACCAGATCGTAGACCACGCCGGCAACCGCATCATGGTGGCCACCGATACCCAGCAGGTGCGCGGCCTGGTGGATGCCCTGCGGGCCAAGGTGGGTGTGCGTGGATCGCTGTGGCGCCGGCGCTGGGATGACACCACAGTCACACAGTGGAAGACGGCCAGGCTGCTCTCCGTGCAAGAGAAGAGCAGCCTGGAGCAGCGCACGGTAGCAGCCCAGTGCGACTGCGTATTTGAGTCTGCAATGGCCAACTGGCGCGACGCTACCGTCGACACCATTAGCGGCACGCTGGTCGCCGGTGGGCAGGTGGGGCTGCTGTTGGAAGACGAAGGTAATGCCACAATCGAGGACAGCACCATCACGGTGACGGCCGCAGGAACCATCACCAGCCTGCAATTTGCGATCGCCGCCCTCGGGATAGATCTGCGCTATACGGGCACAATCGGCGCCGGGTCAGTGCTCACGATCGACTGCGGCACGCAGACGGTCACAGTCAACGGCGTGGCGGCCTACAGCGGATTTTCGCTGGGCAGCGACCACACGGCGCGCAGCTGGCTGCCGCTGCCGCCGGGGCCGTGGGCCATGCTGGTGGGCAGCGACGGCGCCGGCACAGTGGCATCCAGTCATTATGATCAGTGGGTATAGGAGTAGCATATGACATTTTTAGAGCAGTCGGAACTGGCGGAGAATGGCGAGTTCCAGGCCCGCGTGCGCCAGGCGGCGATCACGGCGGCGGTGGCCATCATGGCAGCCCAACCGGCCAACACGCCGCAGGCCATCGAGGCGCATGCCAAGCGGGTCGAGTGGGCGAGGCGGTTTTTGAACGACCCCACCAGCTACCAGCGGGCAGTCGCCATGAGTGTGACCAGCAATCCGGGGCTAAGTGGCGCCGCGGCGCCCGATCCTGACATCCAGTACACCGTCAATACCATGCTCGACGCATGGGCCGGGGTAACGCTGCCACCTAGCATCAGCTAATATGTTCTATATTGACATCGAGGACGCCAACGGCAATAAACTGGGCACGGGGCCGATCCGGTCGGCCACGAGCTGGCGCGTCTCGCGGCCGCTGGACGCTGCCGGGCAGTGGTCATTTGCGGCGCCGCTGGCCGACGTCAAAATGGCGCAAGCCACGCCGCGGCGTTATGCCCACATTTATGCTTACGTCGCGGGCTCTTTTCAGTGGGTGGGCGGCGGCCCGATCGACGCCATTGGCACCAGCATCGGCGACGATGGCACGGTCGAGGCGGAGGTCAGCGGCGCCGATATGCTGCGCGAACTCGCATGGCGATCGGTCGGTGCGCTAACCATCTCGGACGGCGCCGGCGGGCCTACCACGCACGCGGCAGCGGTGGCGGCCGCCATGGCACTGGCGCCCACTGGCTGGACCTCGACCGCGGATCCGGCGCCGGCGTGGGATCTGCTGTATGGCCAGTTTGGCGGCGAGACGGTGCTGGCGGCGCTGGCCAGCGTGGCGGAGCGCAGCCGCAGCCATTATTATTTGAGCGGGCGCCGGGCCGTGACGTTTGCCTCCTCCTTCGCAGCATCCGGCGTGCGCTGTGTGGCGGCCAGCCAGGCACTGGGCACCGGCCAGGCGGCGATTACGGGCCTCGCCGTCGAGCGCAGCAGCTATGACCTGGTGAGCAGGATCATCCCGGTCGGCAGCGGGCAATCCAAGGTTGCCCTCACGCTGCGCGCCACCAGTCGCGCGGCGCCGGCCGGCTACACTTTGAGCGCAGCATCCAACTACCTGCGCAATGACAGCGTGGAAACCGCCTATGGCCAGTGTGAGCGGGTGGTGGCGTTCAAAGACATTGCCCCATTGAGCAGCACAACGGCCGACGTGATCTCTGCCGCCAACATGCTCTATGACGCTGCTAAATACTGGCTGGACCAGCACAGTGCGCCAGTCAACACCTACCGCTTGAGCATCGCAGAGTGCCCGGTCTTGGTGCGGCCGCTGCAGACCGTGCGGGTCGTGTGGCGCGACCCGGCGCAGGGCACCAGTATTGACGCGGATCTCTACGTGCTGGCGGTCGAGTGGCAAGGGGACGCCGACGGTGTACGGACGGCGGGCCTGACCGTGGCGGATACCCCATTATGGCCGGAGAGCGACGTCAGCGCCGTGGTCGAAAGCATTGCGCAGGGCACCATCTACCAGGCGCTGCCCCAGCTCAACGCCAACGCCTACGTGATCGCCTACACCAAAAACGTTGACGATGTGACCGAGGCGAATTTCCGCTTTCGCTTTGACGAGGACACCGTGCAGCTCGTGCGGGTGGTGTTTGACTTTCAACTGCTGCCGCTCGAGTCGACGGTCAAGAGTACAGGCGCATCCAGCATCAGCTCAGACGCCAGCGGCGACCACACACACACGGTGACGATCGCAGCACACACACATTCCGTCACCATCAACAGCCACCAGCATGATGTCACGATCAACAGTCACACGCACAGCGTGACGATCGGCGACCACACACACAGCGTCTCGGTTCCCAGCCATACCCATGGCGTGCCAAACCATCAGCATCGCATAGGTATCAGCCAGGGCAGTGGCGGCCGCAACGTCGGCTTGTTTACAGGCGGCGGCATGTATTATGAGGGCACTGACGTTGGCGTCGTTAGTATCTACACGACGTCAGACAGCGGCAGCACTACGAGCAACAGCGGCGGCAGCTCGACGCCCACCAGTGGCAACGGCGGCGCCACCACGCCCACCAGCAGCGCCGGTGGCAGCCAGACGGCTACAAGCACGGCTGGTGGCAGCCAGACGGCTACAGCTGCATCCGGCGGCGGCAGCACTCCCAGCAGCGCCAGCGGCGGCAGCCACACGCACACCATCACGGCCGCCATCACGACCACCTATGGTATTTTTCGCGACAGCGGCGCCAACACGTTCGGGCTGACTGACCTGGAGTACAGCCTGGACGCCTCGACCTGGTATGCCTTCACTGTCGGGGTCAACGGTTTCGCCAACCTGACCGGCGGTTGGTATCGGGTCGACCTGACGGCGCTACTGCAGGACAGCACCACACTGCGGCCGCTCAACAATAACAACAACTTGCAGATCCGGCGCAAATCGACCGGGGCAATTAAGAAGGCCACGATAGATGCCCAGCTGGGGATCAGAAACATCATTCAGGCGCTGGCACTGAATTAGGAGGGGCATGGAAAGCAACGGGATCATCACGCTCACGCCCGAAGATGTACGCATAGGGCAGCTCAAGTGGCTGGAGATCCAGCGGCTGCACGACTTGATGCACGCGGCGGAGAAAGATTTTGGCCGGTGGGCGGACGCCACGGCCGCGCTATATGGGGTAGGACCCGGCTATATCATCGGCGATCCCGCGGTGGGATTCGTGCTGAAACTGGAGGACAAGACAAATGACTGATGTGAATATCAACGGGCTGGGCGGGCCGCTGGCCACGCCGGCGGCGGACGATCTAGTGCCTGTCTGGGACACCAGCGCCGCGCAGACACTCAAGATACGCAGGGATGTGTTCGTGGGCGCCACCATCACGGGCGGGGGCACGATTGCCCTGGGCGGCTACACGCTGACCGTGCCGGCCACCGGCACGGCTGCACTTGTCGCATCTGGAACATGGACGCCTTCTTTGCGTTTCGGCGGCGCTGATACGGCGCTGACCTACACCGCTCGCTATGGTCAATATTACACATTCGGCAGTCTAGTTGTCGCGTTTGTCCAGATCGAGCTATCCAATAAGGGCTCGTCTACCGGAGCAGCTACAATCATAGGGCTGCCGTTCCCATCGATCAACACTGCCAATTTTTATGTGCCAGTCTATTTGCAAGCCTTCGCGGTAACAGGTGGCTTTATCGAGGGAAACATTACGCCAAACACCTCAATAATAAATCTGTATTCCCTGGCGGCCGGCACGCGTGCGGCTTTGACAAACACAGATTTTGTGAACACGAGTACGTTCCAAATCGTCGCCTTGTATCAGAAGGCCTGACAGCAATCCTGCGTAGGCACAGCCTGCTAATCCGTGCACCCATCCGTGCAGCTATGCGTGCGGCTGTCCGTGGCTCTATACGGGCGGGTATCAGTGGGCCTATCGGGGCGACGATGCGGGAGAATGTGGGTGTTCCAGAGGTAGAGAAAAGGCCGGGGTTGCGTGAGCTCCGGCCTTATCGTTGGAAGTGTGGGCGTTATCGCTGGAACAATACAGTTCCGATGATAAGTAGACTTACACGCGGGTGTACATTTCTGGGTAACGCAGCCGGAACCAGTAGTCAGGCAGCACCCCCAGCGTGAACGCTTCCGGCATCGTCTTCTGCAGCGAGTCCAGCCACTGCTCATCATCCCAGTCTGGATGAATGGCGATCATGCTATGCACCGCCTCTACGTTTCGTTTGGCCTCGCAGACCGGGCAATGCTGTCGAAAGGGACCGCCAAACAAGCCGGGTACGGCGCCACGTGGCACGAAGGCCAGCGGCGGCCGGGGCTGCCCACACTCGCACAGGGGATAGTAGTCGTCACTGGTGAGCAACGCCGGCGTGGCGAGGTAGCTGCGATATAGGGCGGCACGGCTCTGGCGTTTCGGCAGTGGCTTGCGTTCCTGCATGTCGTAGTACCAGCACCAGTATGCTTCGATGCGTGCTCGCTCGGCTGCCGTGTTGGAGTACCAGGCGGGGTCGCGCTTTTCGCCGTTAGCTCTGACGATCGTCACCTGGTCCCAGTCCGGCATGATGGCGGCCCAGCAACCGTCACACAGCCAGTACCCGCGCGTGCACTGCACATGATTGACTGTGCTCTCGCAGTTGTCGCAGTGGTATAGGCCGGTGAGTAGTGTTAGTTGCTGGGTCGCCATAGTTCGACTGACAATACTGATTATCT